ACACTATCACAGGATATGAAAACTAAAGAAATATTTATTAAATTAACTTCTGACTATCCAGGAACTACATTTAATAGCACGAAGGGAATTATGATTGATAGGAAAAGTAAAGAGTTTAGAAACTTACAGATGCAAAATAGAAAACCATTTGGTTTTGGTTTGAATCTAGGTATGGGTTTAACTGGTACTGGTAACATTGCTCCATATATTGGAATTGGTGTTTCATGGAATCCAAAGCTTTTACAATGGTAAATAAATAGAATATAATGGAATCATCAAGATTTATACAATTATCGTCGCAAATACTTATAGAATACATCTATACGAGTCAGTCAGTACCTACTACTTTTGATACTGCTACTTACCCGATAGAGCTTATGAGGGACACTACTACTAAAGGAACTTATTTCTTTAATACTGATACTGTTAATGCGACTATGGGAAATGATAGAGATGGTTCAGCTGTTTCTAATAATGTAACTAGGACTCAGTTTGTTTCTTTAGACACAAGTATAGGAGTTCCTTATAATGATTATAGTCCAGCATTAACTGATTCTGCTAATCTTTTACAAACGTTTAGTCCTCAATTAAATGTTGCTTATGATAAAGTTAGAGTACATTTTATAGCAGGGTTTAGTTTCCAGGATTTTGATGGTATTATATTTGAAGTACTAGCACCAAGAAGAGACAGTGTTATGTTAAATCTTTCATCTATTAATTTTCTTAAAACAGATACACCAACATTTAATCCTGAGCCATTATTAATAGCTGATAAATTATATGCTACTTATATTGATTGGAGAGTTCCTGCATTATTCTTTATGAATAACTTATTTGATTCAACTGATTCAAATGGCTTAGCTTATAAAATAACAGAAGGACAAGGATTTTTAGGAACACCACCAATTACATTAAGAGCTAGTGGAATTTATCAAACAACTATAGAGAATGCTTATAGTTTCTATGATATGCAGGAAATCAATTCAGCATCTATATTAAATAGAGATGAATATGATAACCTATATGCACAAGTAATTCAATCAACAAATGGTGATTATTTTGAATTGTCTGGTGAGGTTGCAGGATCAAGCATGGAAAATTTAATTGGACAGCTTAATTCATCTGGTGGAAATTATATAGTATTTCATGAGGTAAGTGTCACTGAACAAATAGGAACTGTATTTACACAAACTAGTTTTCAAGTATTTACACAAAAAGGGCCAGACTTTGATGAACCTATTTTATTTAGACCTATTATTAAAAATGCAAACACTGCAGTTTCTTTTTCTATTAATTATGTACTAAGGTTATATAATACAGTTGATGCAACACAGATAATAAAAAATGCAAAATTAACATCGTTTGAAACTCAAAAGTATGGCAGGCAAATGTTAACAATTAATTTAGGAGTAGTTCCAACTGTTGCTAATGTCTACAACCAAATCAATAATGATACCGGTAAACAATTAATAATAGGTACATCTACACCTACTGATAATAGTGCTAACACGTCAGAACAAATAGCAGAAAAACTAGTAGTAAAAACAAAATATGTAACTACTTTTAGAGATAGATTAAAAGTAAAAGCTGCAATATCTCCAGTTAAAGTTCAAACAATAACAGAAACTAATGGCAATACAAACTAACATATCTTTAACCCCACAAGAAAAAACATATTTTCAAAGATTTGTTAACTTATCGGTTAATGAAGAAGCATTGCCGCAAGGCGATGCTACTATGAGGATATCACCATTTGATGATTACTTCTTGTTTACACTATATGATGAAATAGATAGTGAAGATACACCTATTGACTTAAGTAATGTTGGTAATATTTTTATAAACTTTATTGGTACGAGTGATGAGATTAATGTAAAAAACCATACACAAGTAGAGGAAGTTGATTTATCACAAGGGCAAGTATTATTTAAAATTACAAAATCTGATAGTAAAAAAGTTTTAGCATTAGATAATAATAATTTTTATATTTCTACTAAAATGATTTCTGAAGAAGATGATTCCATTTCAGATGAGTCTATTCTATACCAAGGAACATGGTTAGCTTTTGATACTGCGAGTAGAGTAACACTGACATCACAAATAGAAAAACAAAGATTAGAATATAGCATTGAATTAGCAAAATTAAAGAGGGAACTAGATACTGCCAATAAAGCAAATGAGTTACTAATACAGCAGACTCAACAAGATGACTTGGCAATACAAGCTCTAACAGAAAATAATAATAGAATCATTGATGAAATAAGTGCTCTTGAAGAATCTCCAAAAGATCCAACTTCAATTAGAAGGATAAATAATAGAATAAGGGCATTGGTAGCAGAGCAGAAGGAAGCCCAAGCAATAGGAAGAAAAGCAGAACTGCTTAGACAACAAAACCAAGCATTAGAAATTGATGCTGCTCAATTGGCAAATAGTAAGTCGTTCTTTGCACAAGCAGCTCGTAATTTACAACAATACTCATTATGATATTAAGCGCTAGAAATAACCAATTTAAATTTGATTTTCCAAGGAATTTTATACCTGAACCTATTGCTAAGAAGTATAAGCCATTTCTTACAAGAATACCTGGTGGGTTAATTAAAGAACCTATTGATTATTGGAATTATGGAATACAGTCTATTAACTTACCTGGACCTTCATTTGATCCAGTAACACAAACAGATTATCCTGGTAATACTAGAGCATTTAGAACAAGTATACCTACACAACAACTATTTGATAAATCTTTAACAGTTACTATGCAAGCTTTTGATGGTTATGTTAATTATTGGATGGCTATTGAAATGTTTGATTATTATTATAAGTTAAGTGGAAAGCATCCGTATTTACCAGAAGGTGTTGGTGTTCAAATGCTAGATGCAGATGGTACTGTATTTGTAACAGTTCAGTTAAAGGACATGTTCATATCAAATATAGGTGCATTAGATTTAAACTTTTCAAGTAATACAGTTGAATTTCAAACCTTTGATCTAGAATTTACATATAATATCTTAGATGTTATAGTTAATGTAACCTAATATATAAACAAATAAAGAACTATAATGAAAACCTTTAAAGACTATTTAATAGAATCAGCTGACGATACTTTAAACATACAAAGTTTACTAAATGAATCTCATGATTTAACTGAAGAACAGGATGCTGCTATTGATATGGCCGTTGATAGAATCATGGAAGAACATAAGAATGGTAAAAATTTAGAAGATGTAGTCGAAGAAATTATTAATGAAGGTATCTTAGGAAGTATCTTTGGTGGTATTACAGGTTTTGCATTAGGTAAAACTGTAGGTAAAGCAATTGCTAAAGTGTTAGGAATTGAGAAAGGTGCTTTATATGATTTAATGACTTCACGTCTTGTCGGAGCTGCGCTAGGCGCTGTTCTCGGTAAGAGAATATAAATATAATGATTAGTATAGGAATTGATTTTTCACTAAACAGTCCAGGTGTCTGTATAGAAACAGCAGATGGCAAATATCACTTTATAACTTTTTTTAATTACGGTAATCGTATATGGGATGAAGAGGGTAGGAAAATACCTAAAGCATTCAGTGTACATAAAGAATTAATGGATGATAGCGCGATGCTAGGCTTTCCTTATCACCGAGATGTCACAAGTAAAGAATTTTTGCCAAGAGAACGACAAAAGTTACAGGATGCTGGAAATATTAGTTCTTTAATGGTTAATATATTTTCTACACTATTTGAAGGTGATGATGTTACAGTTGCACTAGAAGGATTTTCATATGGGTCTAAAGGTAATTCATTTATAGACATTATTCAATATAATACATTTTTAAGAAAGGAACTAATAGAAAAATATACTATAGAGAATCTATCTATATTTCAACCATCTCATGTTAAGAAGTTGGCTGGGAAAGGAAATGCAAATAAACATTATATGGCTAAAGCATTCCAAGATGACATACTTAATGATAAGAACCTAAGATCAACTAAACTATGGAAATGGACTCAAGGTAAAGACTTCAGCATTAAAATACCTAAACCTATTGACGATATCATTGATGCCTACTTTATACTTAAAGCATTAAAGGCTAGCAACTAGATACTATTCTTCAATTCAATAGTTAAAAATTATATTGCAACATGTGGAATTTGTTTCAGCTTTATACTAACTAAATTAAAATAATATGATAAAACCTTTAGGAAATAGAATTTTTATAGAAAAAGACAAACAACCAGAGAGGAATGGAAGTATAATTCTATTAAAAAAAGATGGCATGTATGCGCCTCCATATTCAGGATTAATTATTGGCGTAGGTGATGGCGTAGAAGATAGCGAATATAAAATAGGAACTAAAATACTATTTCATGATTTAGCTGGTACTGAATTTAAATATGATGGTAATACTGTATTTAGTTTACGTGAAAATGATATAACTGCAATAATAGATAAAAAGATTCATGTAGTCTGAAACAAACTGACTTGGTGAATATATAATAAACAAAGGAATCAATAATTAAATGGTTACTTTTAAACAGGCGATAACAAGGCAAAGTAAATAGGCAATTAAAATAAATAGTTTTAGGCACAGAGCTTTGTTATCAATTATAAATTAATAATAATAATAACAAAAAAAAGGCAATTAACATGGCAAATGAATTCGACATTTTTAATGTAAGTGTAAAAGATTTAGACACTGGTGAAAGACCTTCCACAGCAGGAAGTGATTTATACACACCTAAACCAGATCAAGGACAAGACGGTATCTACCGATCTTTAATTAGGTTTCTACCTAATGCAAAAAACCCAAGAAAACCATTCGAACGCAAGTATGTCTACTGGCTAGAAGACAGAGAAGGAAACGGCTTTTTCGCTGATTCCCCTTCAACGGTTGGAGAAAAATGTCCAGTACAGGATATGTTCTTCAAACTAAGAAACTCTGAATCCGCAGTAGATAAAAAGATGTCAGAAGGTTTAAAGCGTAGAGAAGTATTCTATGCATTGGTACAAATCGTAAAGGACCCACAAAACAGAGACTTAGAAGGGCAAGTTAAAATTATGAAATTCGGTTATAAAATCAAAACTAAAATTGATGAAGAACTGAATCCACAATTTGATGAACCAACTCAAGTATTTGATCCATTTGAAGGAAAGAACTTTGAATTAGTAATTTCTAAGAAAGGTGGTTTTCCAAATTATGACTCATGTAAATTTCATGGTAATAAATCTCCAATGACAATCGGCGGTGAACCGGTTGCTAATGATGATGCAAGCCGTAAAGCAATTTTAGAATTGTTAGGTACTGCACCAGAATTAACAAGTTGGGGTTATAAAGCATGGGATGATACTATTAGAGGAAAGGTAATGAATGTATTATCTCAATTTACATCCCCAGGTGATTCAATTCAAAACATCACAAGATCAAAACCAGCACCAGTTAATACAAAAGTAACTGAAGCTGCTGCAACTAAAGTAACGACTGAAGCAAAAACTGAAACTCAATCTGCCGTAGGTACTGAGAAAAAAGAAGATTTTGATGAATTCATTAACGGTTTAGATCTTTAATAAATATGGCAGAAGAAGTAATAATATCTTCTGAAATGAAAGCTCGGATCATCGATAAGGTGGTCCGAGTTCTTCATACTAACCACTCCCATCCGGAGAAAAGAAGAATTTTAGAAAGTAAAGGTAGGTTA